TGGCTAAAGGTAAATTTCCAGATTTAACTGGAGATGGTAAAGTAACTTTTAAAGATATTTTAAAAGGTAGAGGTGTCATTAAGAAAAAAGGTGGTATGATTAAAGAAGGTATGCATAAAATGCCAAATAAAAAAATGATGAAAAACTCTGCTATGAAAAAAGATAAAAAGTAATGGGTGATATTTCTTTAAAAGGAAAAGGTAGGGCTATAACAAAAATAGCAAAAGATTTAAAAAAATCTTCTATTAGACATTTAAAACAATCTAAAGTTTTAAATAAACTATTAAAAAAAAATAATGGGTAAACTTTGTCCAAAAGGAAAAGCAGCAGCAAAAGCAAAATTTGCAGTGTATCCTAGCGCATACGCGAACATGTATGCAAGCGGTGTTTGTTCTGGTAAAATAGTTCCAGGAGGTAGAAAAGGAAAAGCAACTGGTGGAATGCTTTCTGCAGGTGCTACTTTAGATAAAAGAAAAAAAGTTATTACTAAAAATAAAACAAATCTTTCACAACAAAGAAAAATGGTATCCAATTATAAACAAGGTGGTGTTGCCAAAGGTTGTGGTGGTGTTTTAGAAAATAGAAGAAAAGTTACAAAAAAATATTAATATGGGTTTAAGAAACTGGGTTAAAGAAAATTGGGTTGATATTGCAAATAAAAAATCTGATGGTTCTTATCCTAAATGCGGAAGAAGTGGTGGAGAGACAAGAAAAAATTATCCAAAGTGTGTACCTATTGCAAAAGCTAGAGGTATGAGTAGAGGTCAAAAAGCTTCTGCTGTTAAAAGAAAACAACAAGCTAGTAATACTGGACCTAAACCATCTAATGTTTCAACATTTTTAAAACGTAAAAATATGGAAAGAGGTGGTCTTATAAGTGGAAAACCAAAACTTGCATTGAGGGGTTTTTAATGCCACGAGGAACTTGTTGGAGAGGTTACGAACAAAAAGGATTTAAGAAAAAAGGTAGTAAATCAGTTCCTAATTGTGTAGCAGTTGGCAAAAAGAAAAAGAAAAAATAATGGGTGATATTGCATTAAAAGGAAAAGGCAGAGCAACAATGGCAACAGGTGGTAGAGCCGATAATATGCCTGCTAAAAACAAAAAGAACTTTAGACCTACAAAGTCTGGGGCAGGTATGACACGAGCTGGTGTTATGTCTTATAGAAGAATGAATCCCGGCTCAAAACTATCAACTGCGGTTACTGGTAAAGTAAAGCCAGGATCTAAATCTGCTAAAAGAAGAAAATCATACTGTGCAAGATCTGCCGGTCAAATGAAGATGTTTCCTAATGCAGCGAAAGATCCTAACTCTAGACTTCGTCAAGCTCGTAGAAGATGGAAATGCTAACATAAACAAAAGGAGAAGGTGATGGATGAAGTAGACGTAGCAAGTAAATTACAAAAATATATGAAGAACCAGTTGTCTAATTTAACAACCATGGTTACTTCTGGTGGTATTGACAATATGGAAAATTACAAGTATATACTTGGACAAATTCGTACTTACGAGTTTTTATTACAGGAAATCTCTAACCTGCTAAACAAAAAGGAGCTTAAGGAAAATGAGCAAGGAAACGTTATTAAACTCGACTGATGTTCAGTCAAACGAAATACCAAAGACCGTTCTAGGTCTTGAAGAAAAATATCAAAAAGAAAATAAAAAAATTGAAGATAAAACTATAAGAGCAGAAAACATTTCTGAATCTTTAGTTGATAGTTTACCCAATCCAACAGGTTGGAGATTATTAGTATTACCATTTACCCCTAAAGATAAAACTAAAGGCGGAATTATTATTGCACAAGAATCATTAGATAAATTAAGAATAGCTACAAACTGTGGTTATGTTTTAAAAATTGGACCGTTAGCGTATCATGATAAAGAAAGATATCCGACTGGTCCATGGTGTAAAAAAGGAGATTGGGTTATCTTCGCGCGCTACGCGGGCTCGAGATTACCAATAGAAGGTGGAGAAGTGCGACTACTAAACGATGACGAAGTACTTGGGACTATAAAAAATCCTGAAGATGTTCTTCATCATATTTAAACATAGGAGGCACTATGCCAATAGAAGATAAAAAAAAGGAACCGATGATAGACGTAGGCGAGGAAGAAGGCGCTGAAGTTACATTGGACAACAACGAGCAGACGAAAGCCGTTGCAGGAGAGAAAAAGGAAGAGAAGATTGAAGTCATACAAGAGGAAGAAAAACCTGTTGTTGAAGCAAAGGTTGAAAAACCTGTAGAGAAAAAAGATGAGTTAGAGGAGTATAGCGAAGGCGTTAAAAAACGTATTGCTAAACTAACTCAAAAAATGAGAGAAGCTGAAAGACAAAGAGAAGAAGCAGTATCTTATGCTCAATCTGTAAAAAGAGAAAAAGATCAAATTGAATCTAGAATATTAAAAACAGATGAAAGATATGTATCTGAATTTGAAACTAGAGTTACTTCTAGTTTAGCAAATGCTAAAATAGCTCTTAAATCAGCAATAGATAGTCAAGATGTAGATGGTCAAGTTAATGCACAGCAACAAATTGCTGAATTAACTATGGAAGCTGCAAGATTAAGAACAATGAAAGTTGCTCAAGAAGATTCTGTAGCTAGACAAAAAGAGGTTAATATTACACCTCAACAAACTACGCAAACTGCACGAGTAGATCCTAAAGCAGAGGATTGGGCATCCAAAAATAATTGGTTTGGTCAAGACTCCGCAATGACTTACACTGCGTTTGATCTGCATAAAAAACTTGTAGAAGAAGAAGGTATAGATCCAAAAAGTGATGAATATTATGAGGAAATTGATAAGAGAATAAGACTTGAATTTCCCCACAAATTTGCTACAAAGGAAATAACTACAACTACGGAAAGAGCAAAACCTGCTCAAACTGTAGCTTCGGCTAATCGTCCTAGCCAATCAGGACGCAAAAGAACAGTGAAACTCACACCTTCACAAGTAGCAATTGCTAAAAGATTAGGTGTGCCACTTGAAGAATATGCGAAACATTTAACCACGAAGGAGGTATAGGCATATGGTAAACGAAAAAAATACAATTAAGACTTCCCGTGCGAGCGAAACTAGGACTAAAACAGATAGACCTAAAGTTTGGACTCCACCATCATCTCTGGATGCACCACCTGCGCCAGACGGATTTAGACATAGATGGATAAGAGCCGAGAGCGTTGGCTTCGATGATACGAAGAACGTTTCAGGCAAATTGAGATCTGGTTGGGAATTTGTTAGAGCGGATGAATATCCTGACTCTAATTACCCACAAGTCAAAGACGGAAAATACGCAGGAGTCATTGGAGTTGGCGGCCTAGTGCTGGCTAGGATACCCGAAGAGATCGCAAAATCTCGCGAAGAGTACTTTGCAAAAAGAACTCAAGACCGAGAAGAAGCTATTGCAAACGATCCTTTTAAGGAACAGCACCCAAGTATGCCCATCAGCAAAGATAGGCAAACTCGTGTAACTTTTGGTGGCTCAAAGAAAAACTAATTATTTAGTAATTCCTATCCAACAAAGTTTAAAATAAACTTAAGGAGAAAATAAATATGGCAAACTCAACAGTGGCCTTCGGTTTCAGACCGTTAGGCAAACTTGGTGGGAACCCAGCTGCAGGCGGACAAGATCAATATGTGATCGTGGACAACTACAGCTCGTCTATTTTCCAAGGAGACCTTGTTAAGCTAAACGTTACTGGCGGAGTTATCGTAGTTGATACTTCAGCTCTGACTAGTATTTTTGGCGTATTCAATGGTTGCCTGGTAGAATCAGACCCATCGACAAAAAAACCAAAATGGTCAAATTTTTATGCACAAACGAATATCACTCAAGGTGAAATTCAGGCGTACGTAATAAATGACCCTAACCAATTGTACCTCGTTAAATCTACAGGAACTGCTTTAGGAACTACTGCGGTTGGAACTAGCTTTGATCAAGTGTATGCAGCAGGTAATACCAACAATGGTATTTCTGGTGCTTATATAGATCTTGGAACTTCAGCCACGTCAGCTAATGGGCAATTAACTGTGGTGAATACTTCACCATTCATAGGTAACGAAGAGACTGTAACAAATGAAGATTTCATTGTTAAATTGTCTCCAGGTCAACAATTACTATAACAGGAGAATAAACTATGGCTATATCACGATCACAACTAGTTAAGGAACTAGAACCAGGTTTAAACGCTCTGTTTGGACTTGAATATAAACGTTATGACAGCGAACACGAAGAAATCTTCGTAAAAGAAACATCTGACAGAGCTTTTGAAGAAGAAGTTATGTTATCAGGTTTCGGAAACGCTGCCATCAAAGCGGAAGGATCTGGTGTCAACTACGATCAGGCACAAGAAACTTTCACTGCAAGGTATACGCATAATACTATTGCTTTAGCATTCGCGATCACTGAAGAAGCGATCGAGGACAATTTGTATGATAGACTAGCGTCTAGATATACAAAAGCTTTAGCAAGATCTATGGCGAATACAAAGCAGGTAACTGCGGCTAACGTATTGAATAACGGATTCAGCACTTCCTTTTTAGGTGGTGACGGATCTCCTTTATTCTCTACGACTCACGCTACAATCTCTGGAACATTTAGAAACACGCTTTCAACACAAGCTGATTTAAATGAAACATCTTTAGAGCAGTCTTTAATTGACATCGCTGCTTTCACAGATGAAAGAGGTTTAAAAATTGCAGCTCAAGGAGTGAAATTAATCATCCCTTCTGAACAGCAATTTACTGCAGACAGATTAATGTCTTCTGCTGGTAGAGTTGGAACAGCTGACAATGATATCAATGCAATCAAAAACAAAGGAATGATTTCACAAGGTTATGTTGTGAACCATTACTTAACTGATTCTGATGCATTCTTTATCATGACAGATGTACCAAATGGCTTAAAGTACTTTGAAAGATCACCAATTAGAACTTCTATGGAAGGTGACTTTGAAACTGGTAACGTAAGATACAAAGCTAGAGAAAGATACAGCTTCGGCTTTTCTGACCCTAGAGGTGCATTCGGTTCATCAGGAGCATAAGAACTTTTTTTTATGGGGCGAGCTTGACTCGCCCTGTAAATCAATATAAAGACATCCGTGAGAAGATGACCTACCTAATAAAAGTATTTACAAACGGCATGAAAATCCAATTTACATTGGAATCTGAACCCATAAACACTACAGAATCTTTACATCAGAAAGTACTTGACTTTCTGGGAAAAACAAGTAAAGAGCAATTAGAAAAAATGATTAGTCATAAACAGATTAGTAATTTTTTCTATATAACCTATGAGGAGGTTGAACGTGACATCATTGTCCCAATCGCTTCTGGCCAAGAAAATAGACTTGGAGTCACAGTGGAACAGGTCTTATCTTGAACAGGGAAAACTAACTACTGATATGCAGTGGTTGGAAGTGGAGTTGAAGGAAGTCAAAAGACAAATTCTTCAACAGGATCTTGACGCCGCTAGACAAGAGAATAATCTTGTTTTAAGCGAAGAAGAAGATCCAGCATTTATAGCTAGTTAAACTAGTTATATAATTGGAATAAAAGTGAGAGAAACTGAAGCCATCCCTTGCTCTTTTTAAAAAATTAAGCTATATTTATAGAACTATATATTAACTTCTGATCTAGACGCATATAGTCGACGGCCTAGAGACTAGATTGGAATAACTAGGAGAACATAACTATGGCAAATACAACTTTTTCAGGTCCAGTAATATCCAAAAATGGATTT